CTAAAATTGGATTCTGGGATCAAACGACTCCAATATGATAAAGCATCCTTATCTTGTACTGGTTTCACATCCCTCAAAAATCTGAGAAAGTGATAACATAAAACCCCGATAATAGGACACCCATAATACATGCACATGAAACTCATTAATTTCGCCTTAAACAACCCACACAGAACCCTAGCACTAGTAGTTCTCCTAAAACTAGATAGCGTCCAACCAATCTTAACTAAAAATTCCCTAGGTTCTCTAAAAAGGTGGCATGTAGTAGGACAATACACCAGGTGACAGAAACTCGCTTCCCAAGCATAGTCATATGGCTCTGGCTTGAAATCAAAACCCAATTGAAACATTACATCAAATTTCAGAGATGATTGGGCAGATATCAGACCATCGTCACCAGTTCCTACAAATTTAATTTCTACTCCTTGCTTATACGCATTAAACTCATTAAGTAAATAATTAAGCAGAGTATGTGTAATTGAGGTTGTCATTTCTCCACTACATCTAACCGCATTAACCTTAAATAAAACGGATCCTATAGACACCTCCTGTAGTCCTTGACAGAGATATCTATTTACACTAAGTTGTATAGCGGCCCATGGAGCTACTCTTTGCATAAAATAATATTCAATCTCATAGCACCATGGTTGGTATGAACCCTCTAAATGGGAGAAATCGGTACCATAGAATATGCCTTTGCCCACACCAAAAATTTTATTAAGAATAACTGGCTGTATCAGAACATCCTCACCCTTCATTACCCACGCTTTTTTCATAAGAATATGTTCAGCCCATTCCACTATTGGGCCTATCCAATTCTTATAATAATCAGACCGCGGTAATATATTTCTCGGGTACTTAAATTCTATGTACTCCTCTAATTTGACAAACCCCTTTATATGACTAAGACTCCGATCTATTAGGTAACCATTATCAATGTCTTTAATCAAATCAGACATATCATAATGTTCAAACCTTCTCTCCCGGAGTTGTTGTTTCCTCTCAGTATTATAATTTCTCGTCTGTAACCACAATTCCCATTCTTTCTGTCCTTTGTACATACTCACTGGAAATTCTCTATCTATTTGTTGCTTGGCAAAATCAACAAATTCTTTTATCAAACTTTGATTTACTAATCTTCGAGGGGGAAACAGGCGCTTAAGAACTCCTTGAGCTACCAAAAGAGAGTCCTTAGCGTCAGCTACTGGACTAGCCAATCGACAAATTGGCCCGATTTGAGTAGCTGCTTCAAATCTCCTACTACTATACTTAATTTCAAATCTTGGAAATTTTTCTCCTAGTAGTAGATCACTTTTAGAGCAGTGATCAGGCTCAGGCAACCCCAGCTCTTCAGATCTATACCCATACATATAGATCCTATT